AGCCGGTGAAATGATGGAAGGTTCCGACGAGGTGGAAGAAATCGAAAAAAACTAATTGCCGATCCCCAAAGGCAAATGATGTACGCCCTGGCGGATCGGTTGAAAAAATCAATCTCGGAAATTGAGCAAATGCCAGTTCAGGAATTTTATGAATGGATGGCATTTATGAAAATAAGATCGGACATAATTGATGGCGAATGTTAGCAACCTCCAGGTAACAATTTCTGCAAAGGACCGCACCAAGCGTGCCTTTTCAAGTGTTACCGGTGCCATGAAAAAAATGAAAGGCGCGGCATTTGCTGCCACTGCTGCGGTTGCGGCAATCGGGGCTGGTCTAATTGCGGTTATCAAAAAGACTGTGGATTTTGCGGATAAAATTGGCAAAACCGCAGACATGATTGGAATCACAACAACGGAGTTGCAAAAGCTGAGATTTGCTTTTGACATTGGTGGTATGTCGGCGGAAGCCACAGACAAAGCCCTGGTGAAATTTACCCGCAACATTGGTGATTTGGGACTCCAAACCGGTGAGCTATATACCCGATTAATTAAGCTCAAGGACAAAGCCTTTACGGGGATTTTAAGAAGTAGCGTTTCCTTGACCCAAAAACTCAAAGCGGTTTTTGACAAAATGAAATCTGTCAATAATGTGAGTTTGTCTGCTGCCATTGGTGTGGCGGCATTTGGTCGGCAAGGCGCGGCGTTGGCAGCTATTGCCAGAAAAGGCGGCGTTGAATTTGGCAAGTGGGTTAAGAGGGCGGAAGAACTCGGACTCATACTTTCCGAAAAAATGGTGCGGGATGCGGAGGATTTAAAAGACGCCTTCACCGTTTTGGAATATCAAATCAGAACCGCTTTTATGAAAGCGGTTTTAAATTATGGGCCACAACTAAAAGATATGTTGAGTGGTTTGATTGAATTAGTTTTCAAGGTTACCCAGGCAGTTGTCCGGTTGGGTAAAAAATGGGGCCTGATTGAATTAGGAATCAGTGACTTTGAAGCACAACACAAAAAGAGAAAAAAGGAGATTGATAAACTTCAAAGTGATCTCAACAGAATTTTAGCCATTCGGAAAAGATTTAGAGATCAGAGAAGAAGCGTAGCAAATCCAAGGCACTCAAAGGCAGTTGTTGTAGCACGCCAAAACGCAATTGCTGCATTAAAAAAGGAAAACGAAGAATTACAAAAAAGAATTAATTTAATAAAACAAATTGGCAAAACGGGCAAAGACGGTGGAAAAAAACAAGGAATAAAACCGGCTCCCATCATTCGCACAATGGAAATGAAAGACCTTGATAAATTATTGTTGAAATGGATCAAGGACCAAGAAAAAGAAGAAAACGCAATTAAAAAAGCCACTGTAGCGTTTCACGCCAAAACCGCCGCAATGAAACAACAACGTGACTTGCTCCGGTGGGTTTCAAGATCACAGCACAAATCCACTGAATCCATTGAAATTCATTTGGCGACTCAAAACCGGCAAATGGCACTTGAAAAAATAATCACAGAAGCAAAGTCCAAAGGTGTCATTGTCACAAAAGCAATGCGGGAGGAACTTTTTCGTTTATCTTTCCAAACAGAATTTTTCACAGAAGTTTTGGAAAATCAGAAAAAAGCCTTTGAAGCCAGCAAGGGTCCAATAAAAGAATATTTGGACTCTACAAAATCCCTCAGACATTCAATGGAGGAAGTCGCGGTTTCCGGTGCGGCCAAGTTGACTGATTCCCTGGTGGCGATAATCAACGGAACGAAGAACGCCAAAGACGCCTTCAAGAATTTTGCCTTTTCGATTATTGAACAAATGCAAAAAATAATTATCCAGAAATATATAATGGACAAAGTGTTGGGTGCCATTTCCGGCATGATAGGACCGGCAACGGTCCCAAGCGGGAAGCCAGCCCCTCCAAAACAATATGGAGGACCGGTTAAAGCCAACACACCCTACCTTGTTGGTGAAGCAGGACCGGAACTTTTCATGTCCTCAAATTCAGGGCGAGTTGTGCCAAACCACCAATTGGGCGGCGGTGTGAATGTGGTCAACAATTATGATTTTTCGGGTGCCAACCCAGCGACCATCCAAGCCCTGAGACAAGAATCTGAACGCATCAAACAGGAAACTTTTGCCAGCGTATTCACCGCCATTGATCGCGGCGGCTCATTTGCCAGGGTATCGGGGAGGCGTTAATGGCAACCATTTCCATGCCTGCCTCAAATTTTGTCAGTGCAAGTTTCGGGCTGCGTGCCAATACACAAACTTTTGTTTCTCCGTTAACCGGCAAGCTGCAAACCCTCGAACTTACGGGGTCGAAATGGTACGCCACTTATACAACCGTTCCGTTGTCGGCTTCTGCGGCTGGGGAGTGGTTGGCGTTTCTGGTTAAATTGCGGGGCCAAGCCAATTCCTTTTTTGCTTATGATCCGGCACGGACAACCGCACAAGGCACACCCACCGGAACCCCACTGGTCAACGGAGCGTCCCAGACGGGCAATAGTTTAATTACAGATGGTTGGTCAAACTCCACATTGGTTTTAAAAGCGGGTGATTATATTGCAGTGGATGCCACACAAAGGCAGCTATACATGGTGACGGCGGATGCGACCACAAACGGAAGTGGAGAGGTCACACTATCCATAGAACCATCCATCAGGGTTTCACCGGAGAATAACGCCGGAATTACGGTTTCAAGTGCGGCTTGCGTGATGCGCCTGGAGGGTCCGGAAGTCACCTGGAATGAATCAAGGGCCAAATTTTTTGGCATTACTTTTTCCGGTATGGAAACAATCTGATGGCACGCGGTTGGTCAGTTGCAAATCAAACGGCTATTGCCGCAGAAGTTGTCCGACCGGTTAACCTGGTTAAACTCGAATTTGATTCCGGCCATATTTATTATTCAGACGCGGACAGAGATGTCTTATTTGATGGAAATACCTATCTAGGGGCTGGCGTTTTAGCAGGCTTTTCGAATGTCGAGGAAGGGGCAGAACTTCAAACCTACACCTTGTCTTTGTCTTTGTCTGGTATTCCATCGAGCGTGTTGTCTTTGGCATTGTCAGAAGATTTTCAAAACCGTTTTGCCACGCTATATGTCGGTTTTCTGAATGATAGTTACGCCTTGATTGCGAACCCGATAGAAATGTTTAAAGGTCGCGTGAATCAAATGAACATTGAATCGGGCAACTCGGCCACGGTTTCACTGAGCGTGGAATCCCGTTTGGTGGATTGGGAACGTCCGAGGGTTCGACGTTATACCAACGCGGACCAACAAGCGGTTTATAGTGCGGACAAGGGTTTTGAGTTTGTGGATTCGATGGTTGAAAAAGAGATTATCTGGGGCCGCAGCGGATGACCCGTTATGAAAACTGGCCGACGCTTCTTCTGCACTTTGTAGATAGTTTGGATAATCAAAAATTTAATTGGGGCAAAAATGATTGTTTCATTTTTTGCGGGGGGGCCATTCAAGCCATGACCGGTGATGATATTTTCAAGGGTTATAAATTCAAAGGAAAATATGACTCCGCAGCCGGAGCTATAAAGCAGTTTAAAAAACACAAATTTAAAACACTGGAATCGGTTTGGTCCCATTTTTTGACTCCGGTGGCTGTTGCTTTTGCCCAACGTGGGGATGTGGTTTTGAAAGAATTGGAAAACGAAAAAATGCCTGCGTGTGGAATTGTATTAGATCAGAGAAGTGTTTTCCTGGCTCCGGAGGGTTTGACATATTTGCCAACGCTTGAATCGCGTTTGGCTTTTCAAGTAGGGTCATAAAATGCCTCCCGTCATTGGGGCTGCCATTTCGGCTGCTGCGGTACTTATTGCCGGAGCTACCCCTGAAGTGGCCATTGCCATGTTTGCCCTGTCCCTGGTTGGCTCGTATTTAGCACCCAAGCCGGATATACCGGATTACACAACGGAAGCCAACGACCGGACTCAATTAATCAGGTCGGCGGTAGCAGCAAGGCGGTTGATTTACGGGGAAATGGTGTCTTCGGGACCGCTGGTTTTTGCGGCCAGTACACCAACCGGCGAAAACAAATTTTTGCATTTGGTCATTCCGTTAGCGGGACATGAATGTGAAGCCATCAAATCTGTTTTTTTGTCGGATCAGGAAGTCACGGAATCCATGCTGGACTCTTCGGGCAATGTTATTGGTGGCCGGTATTCCGGAAAATGCAGAATTAAAAAATATCTGGGAACGGATAGCCAGACAGCGGACTCGGATTTGGTTTCCGAAGTTGACGCCTGGACAACAAACCACCGGTTGCGCGGTGTCGCGTATTTATATGTTCGCCTCGAATATGACCGTGACGTTTTCGCCATGGGGATTCCAAATATTAAAGCGGTGGTCCGTGGTCGCAAAATTTATGATACGCGGGATACAGCGACAAGGTGGACCAGAAACCCTGCCCTGATAGCCAGAGACTATCTTTTGTCATCGGATGGAATTGGTTGCACCAGTGCGGAGGTTTTGGATTCATCAGTTACCGCAGCGGCCAACATTTGTGATGAATATGTGGCTGTGGCGGGGTTGAACGATACATTTACAACCAACACAAACAGCGTAGATTTCACTGCCGAATTTACAGAAACCTATGCTGTAGATGAGGATGGCATGGAGGTGGGACAACCGACTCTCACACCCACCGGAATTTTAAAACTTGATAATACCAATTTTGTTTTTGCTACCGGCGACCAGGTACAATTGACAACATCCGGAACGTTGCCTGGGGGTTTAGCGACCAGCACCAACTATTTTATTATTTATGTCACAAGCCAAACTTTTAAACTGGCAACCACTTCAGGAAATGCCACGTCCGGCACCGCCATTTCAATCAGTTCCGTTGGAGCCGGTGTTCAAACAATTCAAAAAAACACCAACCTTGCATTGTCCAAAGCAACAGCCAAAAAGGAATTTGCGCTGGGTGATCGGGTCACGTTAACGACGACCGGCACACTGCCAACCGGTTTGGCGACCAGCACAACCTATTACATGGTTCCAAAGTCCAACGGTGCGGATTTTGATTTGGCAACAAGTTTGACCAATGCTGTGGCCTCCACTGTGATTGCTTTGACAAATTCTGGCAGTGGGACTCACACAGTGACGAAAACCCACCAACTAAGATATACCGCAGACGGGACAACGAAGCTGGACCAAAAGCCTATTGAAATCATGGAAAGGCTGCTTTCCTCTTTTGCCGGAAATGTCGTTTATACGGCTGGCAAGTATTCGGTTTTTGCCGGTGCAGCCACCACGCAAAGTGCGAGTTTTGATGAAGACGTTTTGGCCGGTTCCATTAAGGTTCAACCGAAATTTTCAAGACGAGAATTATTTAATGAAGTCAGGGGCCGTTATACTTCCCCGTTTACCAACTATCAGGAAACCGATTTTCCACGCGTGACAAATTCGACTTACATCACGCAAGACGGGGAAACCATTGCGCGTGAAATTGTTTTACCCTGGACAACCGACTCCACACGCGCGCAACGGTTGGCCAAAATAGAAATAGAAAGGGCGAGACAATCCATTGTGGTGGATATGCCTTGCAATTATTCGGTTCTGAACGTTTCAGTGCATGACGTGATTCGGATTACCAACACCAGATTCGGATGGACAAACAAGGAATTCCGCGTTTTGCAAATGCAGTTCAACACCCAGGGTGGCTGCACACTGACTCTTCAAGAATATGCCAGCACCGTTTGGGATTGGTCCTTGGGCGAGGAAACGACCATTGACGCTGCACCTGATACGTCTTTACCCAACCCTTATTTTGTGGCGGCTCCTGGGGGTTTGACAGTCACGGAGGAATTGTATTCAACGCGTGCTTCGGCTGGTGTTAAAACAAAAGCCAAACTGTCCTGGCAAACGACCGGAGGCAATGCGGACGTTTTAAGTTATGAAGTCCGTTATCGTCGAGTCTCTGTTGCGGCATATACCCTGGCCGGAACGATGGGGGAAGGACTCGCGGAAATAACCGACTTGGAACCTGGAACCTATTTTTTCGAAGTTCGGGCGGTTTCTTCCTTGGGTGTTCGCTCACTCTTTGCCCAGGTGAAAAAGGACATTGCGGGTTTGCTTGCAGCCCCGTCCGCTATTACCGATTTGAATGTCCAAGGTTTGGGGGGTTCCGCTGTTTTAACCTGGACGCAATCGGTAGACCTCGATGTCAGGCAAGGTGGAAAAATCCGCTTCCGTCATTCTCCATTAACCAGCGGGGCTACATGGTCAACAAGCACAGAAATTGGGTTTGCTGTTGCTGGCGCGTCAACAATGACTACGTTGCCATTAAAGGCTGGAACCTATCTTTGCCGACCGTATGACTCAATCGGTGTGACCGGAGCAACAACGTCTGTTGTTTCAGATGGGGCAACGATTCTAGTCTACACCACACAAGGGACGGCAACGGAACACACCGGCTTCAGTGGAACAAAAACAGATTGCAGGGTTGTTTCCAATATTCTGGAGTTGGGGGCTGAAGAAAGTCTGGACGATATACTGGATTTTGATGCTATCACAAACTTTGATTTGGCCGGAGGTGTGGCGGATTCCGGCACTTATATTTTTTCCAATGCCATCACACTTTCCGGAGTCACACGAGTCCGGTTACTGGCACACGTCAAAGCGGTAATTTCAAACGTTCGGGAAACGATTGACCAACGCGGCGTTGTTGATGATTGGGTGGATGTTGATAACAGTGATGGCGGTGACGCGGACTGTCAGATTTTTTACCGCCAGACTGATGATGACCCAGCGGGATCGCCAACCTGGTCCGGATACAAACTTTTGCAAGCTGCAGAAGTTCAAGCCAGGGGGTTCCAATTTAAAGCGGTTCTGACTTCTGCGGATGACAACTGGAACATTGGAGTCAGTGAACTCAGCGCGTCTGCACAAACAATTTAATGGAGATTTAGACATTTCACAAACAGATTTAAACGCGGCCAACGCTTCCGGCGCAAATTTCAGAACTGATTTAAACAACCACCTTGCGGCACTTGCCAGCACGAGTTCAGGGGCAAGCGAACCATCAACAAGATTTGCAAACCAGTTGTGGGTGGATACAACAAACAATTTGCTGAAAATTCGCAATGAGGACAATGACGCATGGATCACCCTCTTTCAATTGAACCAATCCACTGATGTTGCTGAGTGCCACACGGACACCGTAGACACAAACGCGATTCAAAATGATGCCGTCGATGTCAATAAAATCGGCGCGGCAGCAGTCGATGCAACGGCCCTTGCATCTAATGCTGTTACCTCTGCTAAAATTTCAGCAGGTGCGGTCCTAACGGCTGGCATAGGTGATGGGCAAGTTACCACCGCAAAACTAGCATCTGGGATAACGACGATAACGGGCGAAATAAGAATGTGGGCGACAGGCACCGCTCCAACTGGATGGCAATTATGTGATGGAACTCAATTAAATCGAACAAGTGAATCGGCTTTGTTTGCCGTTATTGGAACGACATTTGGGGTGGGAAACGGTTCAACGACTTTTCACGTGCCGAATTTTCAAGGGCGTTTGCCAATTGGCGTTGGAACATCAAGTGCTACAGGGGCGACCGCTTGGGCGTTGGCGGAAGCGGGTGGCGAAGAAACGCATACTTTAACGACAGCGGAAATGCCAGCCCATAGCCATGCCGAGCTTTTTAACACGGGAAGCGGAAGCAATAATTCTGGTGATTACCCGTTTGGGCGGGATGATAGCGGCCAAAATGTTCGGGGTGATTCCACAAACGACAACAGCGCAGTTTCCAATCAAAACACGGGCGGCGGTAATGCCCACAATAATATGTCTCCCGTTATGGGAATTAATTTCATCATTAAGAAGTAGGATTTTAGAATGGCCAATCATGACTATGTGATCGACAATGGCACAGGCTCGGCGGTAAGGACTGATATCAATTCTGCCTTACAAGCGATAGGCACTTCCAATTCTGGGAACTCTGCCCCCTCCACAATCGTTGGGGCTGGTATGCAATGGTGGGATTCTGACGGCAACACTCTTTATATACGGAACACCGCTAATAATGCGTGGATTGCATGTGGCGGTGATAGCGTAGCGGGGACATTAAGCACAGCGGCACAAACAAATATTACCAGCCTCGGCACGTTAACAACTCTTACAGTTGATAACGTTGTAATTAATGGAACAAATATCGGTCACACAAGCGACACAGATGCCATTGCAATATCTTCTGGTGGTGTTGTTACGATGAATCAAATACCTGTTTTTTCCGCTGGAATTAATGTTTCTGGTGGGACGATTGCGGGAACATTAGCGACAGCAGCGCAAGGAAATGTAACTTCGCTCGGCACACTCTCCGCACTGACAGTTTCAGGTGGACAAGTTCATATTCAGGACGCCACGCGTGAACTCAAAATTGGAACTTCTGGCTACATATTAGATCACGAGTCAGGTGGTCATTTGGCTTTCCGTTCAAATTCGGATTCTGAAAGGGTCCGATTTTTAGATAATGGCAACGTTGCGAT